CGTCTTTCGTTTTATCTTCGGTAACATTTACATCGGGTTTCTCGTATATATATACATTTATTTTTGAATTAGCAGGAATGTCGTAAATCAGATTTAATTTATTAGCATATAATGCTACCAAATCAATAATATGGTCTTTGTTATGTTGCCGTTGTGTAATAGATTTTTCATAACGCAAATCAACGTCAACAAGCAAAGGCCCGTCTTCTATTAATTGCTTTTCGGTCAAATATTCCTTGTTTTTGTCTTCAAAAACATGCTGATAATATTTATTCCAAAATTGAGATAAATCTGTTATGTTGTAGCTTCCGCCAAAAATACCCAAGTCTTTATTGCCTATTCTTGTATGACTAATGACACCTTTATCGGCTTTGACTGACTTTAAATACTCATCCCATTTAGATGAATTAGTAGTACCGTTTATGTTATTTGTCATTACAATTATTTAATAATTATATATAATAATATATTTTTATTTCAATTTTATAATATTTTAAAAATTGAATTAAAAATATTATATTAATTATAATATGTAATATGAGTATAAATAACAATGCTATAAAAAGAATAGCAAAGGATGTTAAATATATATTAACTAATTCTTCTTCTTTAAGTTCGGAAAATATATATTATAAACACGATGAGGAAAATGTAATGAAAGGTTATGCGTTAATAATAGGGCAACCAAGTACTCCATATGGTTATGGGTATTATTTTTTTGAATTAATTTTTCCCGACAATTATCCTTTTGCGCCGCCGGAGGTTCATTATTTGACAAATGATGGATACACGCGATTTAATCCCAATTTATATACTAATGGAAAAGTATGCTTATCAATTTTGAATACTTGGTCAGGTGAAAGTTGGACTGCGTGCCAAACAATATATTCGCTATTGCTAACAATATCAAGTATATTGTGCGAAAACCCATTATTAAATGAGCCGGGAATTAGTATAGGTCATAATGATCTACATAAATATAATTATGTGGTTAGTTATAAAAATATCGAATTTGCAATAATTAAAGTAATTAAAATGGTGTGTTTTAACGAGGCTATGAATGTTAATAATATTAACAAAGAGCATATTTTATTAATGAGTAAGTTTAAAACTATTATTAGCGAAACATTTATGAATAATAAAGATAAAATTATTGAGTTTATTAATGTTAATAGGATTAAATACGAAGACTTAATTAATGAGGACAAATATATATATATATCTGTTTACAATTTAAAATTTAATTTAACATATGATAATTTGAAGAGATTAATATTAGAGATTAATATTAGAGATTAATATATTGTAAAATTGAGTAATTATTTAAATAATTAACTATTATTAATATATAGTAGTTAATATGGACTTTTGTTCTAACTGTAATAATATGTATTATATTAAATTAGAAAATCAAGATTGCGATAAGATTGTTTATTATTGCAGAAATTGTGGAAATACAGACGATAAGTTAGTAAATGTAAAGAAATGTATTTTAAAAGAAAATATTAATGTATCTGAAGATAAATTTAATATTCATATTAATAAATACACAAAATTAGATATTACTTTACCACGAATTAATTATATTAAGTGTCCTAATGAAAATTGTGAAACAAATAAATCCGATTATGATGCCAAGAAAAAGGAGATTATTTTTATTAGATATGATGATACTCAGATGAAATATTTATATTTGTGCAGCCATTGTGACTGTATTTGGAAAACTGTATAATATATACTTTATTTATTTCTATTTATTTTTTTTATTTTATTTCTTTTTTATTTTTATTTATTTCTTTATTATTTTTATTTATTTCTTTATTATTTTTATTTATTTCTTTATTATTTTTATTTATTTATAATTGATATAAATTTATAATTGATATAAATTTATAATTGATATAAATTTATAATATTTATATATTAATAATATTAATATAATGGACGATACTAATGAGCAAGAACCCGAAGAGGTTGAAGAATTAGGGCAAACGGATGATGAGGTTGAAGATGATGTATCTACGGAAAATGAAGATAAGCAAAGTATTCGTGATATTGAAACAGACGATGAAGCTATTGAAACAGACGATGAAGAAATCGATGAAGAAAAGTTATATGATTCGGACGAGGCAACAGAAAAGATTAATGTTTTTGATAATGCAAAAACAACTTATGCAAAATATGATTATGAATTAGAAGATGTTGATACTAATGATAATTATAAATTGAATGAAAATTTTAAAAAAAATCATATATTAAATTATCATAATGAGTGCCTACATAAAAATTTTAATGAAATAAAAGAATTGTGCAAAGTTACACGTGATAAAGAGGGAACTATTATAGATGAACAACATAAAACAATACCAATATTAACAAAATATGAAAAAACAAAGATTTTAGGAATGCGTGTAAAACAATTGAATAATGGAGCGCAACCCTATATAGTTAATAGTGAGAAAACTATTGATAATTATGTAATTGCTTTAATTGAATTAGAACAAAAAAAAATCCCTTTTATTATTCAACGACCATTACCAAATAATAATTTTGAATATTGGAAATTACACGATTTAGACATATTATAAGTGTAACTGCAACTTTGTAATTTTATCGCTTAAATCTATTTCCACAATCTAAGCATGTAACAAAAGTTGTCATAGGCTCATCAGCGCTTCGTGTTTGTAATTGATAATATGTGCATTTTTTTGATTTACATTTTCCACAAATAAAATCATCAGTTGATGCTTCTATTTTTGGCGTAAACTTATTTTCATCTTTAATACGTTTTTCTTCTATTAATACTTCCCACAAGTCAGGACGCATTTCTTGATGATTCATAAAAGCAAGCTCGTGCGCTTTAAACGACTTCAATAGTAGTTTGTCAACAACTTCTTTATTTTTAAGATTTAATAATATTGAACGCAATTTTTGAATATATAAAATAACAAATGAGTCATTAGACCACTTTTTAATAAGTTTTTTTTCATCGCTCATAGTTAATGTATAATTATAAATTCCCTTTTCTAAGTTTGTGCTTATTTTTTCATTATTAATACTATGATTAATCTTAGCGATCACGCATTGTCTAAACTTATCAGGGTCACTAATAGTTCTTGAATACTTACTCATTATGAATACTAAAATAATTATATAATTATATAAATAAAACTTTATATAATTATCAATTTTATCTTTTTACTTTTTTATATATTCTTCTTCTTCTTCTTATTATTATTATTCTTCTTCGTTGTCGTCTGAATAACTATACAATTCATAACTTAATTCAGAATTTACTTCATAATCTTCATTTTTATTCAAATTAGTATCCATGCTTCTTAACGCATCGCTAATATCATTAGTACTAATATTAGTATTAGTATTAGTATTAGTATTAGCATTAGTATTAGTATTAGTATTAGTATTAGCATTAGTACTAATATTAGTAGTACCATTATTAGCACTTTGTCCTTTAATATTTTTCGTTTTACTGCTATCAGTTTCATCATCATTATTAGAACCGGTTTCAATAACTTCTTTCAAATTGAAAAATTCATTGAAGAATTTGCTATCTAAATTAATGTACTCTTTATTATTCTTAAGTAAAAAAATACACTTATTATTAATATTTACATTTATAGAATATTTTAAAAAAAGATTATGCTGACTGTACATTTTACATACACTATCAACTTTACACCATAATTCAAGCTCTTTGTTATCATCCACTTTCCAAACATATAATTTATTAACATTGTTTGATGACTTGTATCCGCATTTTTTATAAATATTCTCTTCATCTACATTTTTAATCTTGAACTGCTTAAAAGTGCTATTTTTAAATGTAATACAAGATATCATTATTTAGGTTATAATAATTTAGCAATATATATGTTTAAGTTATTACAAAATATATAATAAGTTATATTTAAGTATAATTTTTTAATATAATATACAAAATACAAAACAAATGATTTTATATATTATTACTTGGACTTGTATATATACAATATTACTCTTTTTATTACACAATTTATATTTATTTTTTCAAAATAACCTAACAACCACAAAAAATAGGGATTATTATAATAGTATTCCAGTTTTAATACCAACTCCAAGTTCAATCTCAATTCCTACAGAAATTATTGAAACAAATGTTGAAAACAAAATCATTAATTCCAATGATGTAAATAGTGATTTTACTTCTCAAATGAAATATGAATTAAATGATTTTATAAGTAAAATTAAAAATTAAATAACAATTAAATAATAATTAAATAACAATTAAATAACAATTAAATATAATTCTTTTTAAAACTGAGAACAATTGATTTAAATATATATTACATATTTAAATTATTAACACGTTAATAAATGTTAAAACACAGTAAGCAAAAACATACACTAAATATATTTAATGATTTCAAATATATTAGTAACAGATTTCCATTACATAATTTTACAAATACAAATTTAAATACGAATTTTAATGTAACAACTTTGGCTATTGATTTAGATTATTATATATTAAAACCCAAAGGCAGAAGAGGATACTTATGGTTTACTTATTATAAAAAAGAAATGCTTTGTATATTAATATTTATAAATAATAGAAATTTAGACGATGTAAGTAATGAATTTTATAAATATGAAATAAATTATGATAATACATTATGCTATAATAATGTATTATTAACAGGCACGTATTTTTACAAATATGTAAATAATAATAAAGCATTATGCTTACAACATTATTTCATTATTGACAATGTATTGAACTATAATTTTTATAATAATATAATAAATAATAATGAATTATTTAGAGTAAAATCAAATTTATGCAAAACGGTAATGCAAAATATTAGTAATACGAATTTTAATATAAATTTAGGAGTAATTTTAGACAATTATGATAGCATATTCAAAATTATATATAAATTGAATTATGATATATATTGCATATCTTGTTATTCAAGTAACAAGTATTTAGGAAATTTTATAATGAACATACCATTATCAAATGCACATAATTATGGTTATAATTTTAAAGTAACAGCATGCATAAGCCCAGATATATATAATTTATATATATTAGATAACAATAAGGAAATATTTTATGAATATGCATTAATTGATAGCTATAAAACAAGCGTTTTTATGAATGATTTATTTAGGAAAATAAAGGAAAATAAAAATCTGGATCTTTTAGAAGAAAGCGATAGTGAAGAAGAATTTGAAAATATTGATTTAGAAAAATTTGTAAATCTCAAAAAATCTTATATTATTGAATGTTTTTATAATAAAAAATTTAAAAAATGGATCCCCAAAAATTTAGCAAAAAATAATTATATAATTGATAAAAATAAAATTAATTTAATTAAAAATAAAAATAAAATCTTTTTATAATATATAAAAAAATGTTGTTTGCGTTAAACGATCTAATTGTTCAGGAAGGCGGTCAGTATGGTCCAGGAGGACAAACAACGGGTGGAAGAAGAAGAAGAAAGTCGCGCAAATCGAAAGGCTCGAGAAGAAGAAGAAGACGTACCAGACGTCACTAATAATTTTTTTATATTAATATAATATCTTTTATTATATAATTTATTTTTTATAAAATAAAATTAAATTATATAATTAATATACAATATAATATAATATGCTTGGTGGGTATATATATAATAAACAACAAAAATCTGCGAGACGTAATGCCAGGCGTTCATCGCGGCGTTATTCAAGGCGTTCTTCAAGGCGTTCTTCTATGCGTTTTACCAAACGTTCTGTTAAGCGTAATTTAAGATAATAATTTCTTTGCAAAATAAACAATTACAATTATTATTTAAAGACATTTAATTAATATAATTATTAGACTATTTAGTAAATAATCTAATGATTTTTAAAGCATTGGTGCCCGAGTGGTCTAAGGGGTGCGACTCAAGTTCGTATGGCGAAAGCCTCGTGGGTTCGAACCCCACCCAATGCAAAATAAAAAAAAATTTATAACTAAGTTAGTTAATTTATTTATAAATACGCTCTTGCTCTTGCTTTTACTCTTTAGAACGTTGGCTGAGTAAACATACTTTTTTGACGCATAAGGCGAGGAGGCTCAAGTAAATCGCTCTTTACTGGAGGAGTAACAGGAACATATGACTGACTACGCTCTGTTTGTGTAAATGCGGTATTCAATTTACTTTTTTGCCTATTTACAACATTTCCAACAGACCTATATGCTGAACAACATTCATCACCTGTTTCGCTATAATTAATTGCGTGACCCGGTAAAATACCAATCTTACCTGCTTCTAAGATAGCGTCTTGATTAGCACCTAAATAAATCAGATCAATAGAATACGATTCTTGAGCACTTGTAATAAGCTTTTTGAGAGATTTTGCGTTAAAATTTGTACTACAATTTTCACAACCATCCGTAGCAACATAGATTAAACATTTATCAAAGCAGCTTGGATTATGCAGTTTTTTCTCCATAAAATATTTAAGGGTTGAACCAATAGCATCATATAATGCTGTTTGTCCTCGTGGAACAAATTGTCTTAATTCAAGCGGACGAACATCCTTAATATTTAGCGACCTAATTAATAATCTCTCTTCATGGTCAAACAACTTAATTGAAACATTTACAGTTTCGCCTTCCTTCAAGCCTTGCTTAATAATTTCAAGTGAAGAATTTACACCGCCAATAGTATCTTGCTCCTTACCAGACATAGAGCCGGAGCGATCAATAATAGCAACAACCTCTTGAGTAAACGATGTCATAGTATAGTACTAATATTAATTATTAACATTATTTTTAAATCAATTTTTTTTATATAGAAATTGATCAAATAAATTCATAACATAATTTACTGCAAAAATAGAATTTGTTTTGCTTCTTATAAAATAAAATATTGAAATTATATTTTTTTTGACATACGTGACATATAATGTTACTATTAGCTAATATTATATGTAGTATATCATTAGGGAGCGCTTGAAGAGTTAACATATACAAATATATTTATATTTATATCTCTAAATATAAATCTCTCTAATTATTAAATTTAATCTTAATAATTTCCAAAAATTTATTTAAACTCTCTATAAGTGGAGCAGATTTATAACATAAAAGTTGTAATGTATTACGAGTAGCGCTTTTTTTATCATAAACTAAATAGAATTTAGTACTATCTGTTACGTGATTCTTAATTGATATATACTTAGGTAATTTTACAACGTTAGTTTCATTAGTTTCATTAGTTTCATTAGTTTCATTAGCCTGATTATTATTTAAATTGTCCAAAATTTTTATTATTTGGTCTAATTTTTCTATTATACTTATTTTATTAGACTTAGAAGAAATATATGTTTTATTTTTTACCTGATATGGATGTTTTTCTATTTTAAAGTATTCTCTATATAATTTTTTCTCATTATTATAACACTCATTATAATAATTAATATATTTAGGTATATTCAAATCTGCTAATGGGGTTGGTAATTTAACCGCATTGTGCTTTCTTAATCTCTTATATTCGTCTTTTTCTATTATTATAATATTTGTTAGCTCATTCATTTATATTAAATTAATAAATTAATATATTAAAATATAACCGATTTTGTTAAATAAAGCCAAAAACAAATACCAACTATTGCCTTAGCTATCAAATCCAATATATTATATCCGAACATTTTAGTATATTCATCTGTATGATAAAATACTCCATAAAGCGACCAAATTCCCAAGAATACCCAAAATATAAATTTTGATTGGGGCGTTATTTTTGAACCTGTCATAAAAATCTTCCAAATTGTTCCATATGTTAGGAAAAAGAATACAAAACCTATAAAACTTGCTAAATTTTTATTTAAGTCTCTAGTTTCTCCAATATAACCAAATCCCAACATAGCAAAGTTTAAAGCTAATATTAATAAAAATGGATAGATTTTCAGTTGTACCTTATTTTCGTAACCTAACACCATTGAGAGAGCTAATAACATAAATGGTGTTGTGAGTACCCAATCAGAATAGCGCATATTATTAATTTTTTCTATAGGAAGAGTTTTTATTGGATTGTCATTATTTTCTTGGGATTTATCATTGCTGTTTGTTGAATTCTCTTTCTCTTTTTCTGACTGTTGATAATTATTTATTTCTGTTATAAATAATCCATAAAAATAAGACGCAATAATTGAAATACTTGTTTCAACATTCATAATATGACGCACAGCAGGAATAGGTGTTCGTAATGCTTCAATAAGTGTTATTGCTGTGGTAGTAAGTAAAAATACATATGTTAAATAGAAACTGCTCAAAACTAATTTTATATTCATATTATATTAATAATAAAGTATATTATAATTATAAATATTTTATTTTATTTATAATGGTCTAAAATAAAATAAAATAAAATGCTAAAAATTTAAATGCATAAAAATTTAATTGCTGTACGCTAAACCACCCATACCCGACATAATGCGGAGAACGTTGTAGTTAACCGCATATACGCGGACTTTGGCAGTGGAAACACCCTGAACAGTCGCGTTCGAAAGGACAAGCTGTAATGTCGCATTGTCAATGCGCGAGAAATTGCAGGTGCCCGAAGGCTGGTGCTCTTCAGGTCTTAGAGCGAACGAGTACACATTAATACCTGTGTCGGGAGCACGGGTGTGGTGCTGGTATGGCTGAACAAGGTCGAAGTATGTGCCTTCACGCTCCGAGAAGCGATCTTGACCGTTAAGCTGTAATTTGGCAACTACAACTGGATTTTCACCCCAGCAATGCATGTCAATCGCGGTTTCAGCAAGAACAAATGTGCCGGCATCCGAGACACCCGATTCAGTTGCGCCACCATCAGAGTAGCCAGCTGTTGTCTTAACAAATCCAGTTCCGGGCGTTAATTGATTGGAAAATGGATCCTCAAAGATCGAGGAAGAATTAATAAACGCACCACTACCAACAAGGCCTTTGTTTCCAAAGGCATGAATGGCATTAGGTAACGCATCAAGAGCATCAGTGTAGTTGAACGGCTGAGCACCGAGCAAGTGATTTAGCGAATGGCGCTCTGTGAGCGACGCGCAATAATCAACATTGATGTCAGGCTGAACAACCCAGATTAATTCTTTGCACGGGTGATTTAAATTCAATTTGATTTTGTTGGA